CTGCCTTTTGGCCGCAAGCCAACAGATCTGACGGACATCGCCGCCACCGGAGATGACGCCATCTACATCACCGAGTCCCGGGAACTCTCGCCCGAGGAGTTCGACGCTTTTGCAAAGCACCTCTACAAATCACGCGACTGGCTTGAGGGTAAAGGCGGCCACTGGGATGACGGTCGCCTCTGCGTGGAAGTCCACGCACCCGGGAGACCGTACCTGTATGTGGACCCCTCAGGCAGCGACTACGGCCGCTACGTCGCCAGGCTCGGCTGAACCCTCTGCAGGTTCTCCCATTCGAGTTGCTTTGCGACCCGTGAACTCTTCCCAGCGTTTGACGATCACGTCCACGTATTTGGGGTCGAGTTCAATGAGTCGGGCTCTGCGTCCAGACTTCTCGCAAGCAATCAACGTCGAGCCTGACCCACCAAAGGGGTCCAGGACCAGGTCGCGAGTCTTACTGCTGTTGCGTATTGCACGCTCGACCAACTCCACCGGTTTCATCGTGGGGTGCAGGTCGTTTTTGGCAGGCTTCTTGATGTTCCAGACATCGCCCTGATCGCGTGCGCCGCACCAGTAGTGGTCAGCGCCGTCCTTCCACCCGTAGAGGATAGGTTCGTACTGCCGCTGGTAGTCGGCACGTCCGAGCGTGAAGGTGTTTTTGGCCCAGATGATGAAGGTGGACCACTTCCCTCCGGCGGCCCTGAAGGCAGCTTGCAAGGTATCCAACTCGCTGGAGGACATGGCGATATAGACCGCGCCCTTGGTACGGGTCAGGATGTTGTCGCAGGCATCGAACAAGAAGCTTCCGAACCCTTCGCCCAGGTTGTCGTTCATGATGGGGCGGTTTTTGCCACGCATCTTGTCTTTGGCCGTGTTCGCGTAGTTCACGTTGTAGGGCGGGTCGGTGAAGGTCATATCCACCAACTCCTCGCCGAGCAAGGCCTGATAGTCATCGGCCTTGGTCGCATCGCCGCAAATGAGCTTGTGCTCGCCAAGCACCCAGATGTCACCGGGTTTGGAGATCGGGTTTTCTGCAACCTCAGGTACGGCATCCTCATCCGTCAAGCCTTCTTGGCTCTGCTCTTCGCCTGCAATCAACGCCTCCCACTCCTCGGTGGAAAAGCCCGTCAGACCCAGATCAAAGCCCGCTTCCTTCAGCTCGGACAACTCAATGCCCAGCAGTTCGTCTTCCCAAGAAGCGTTCTCACCGATCTTGTTGTCGGCAAGTATCAAGGCGCGGCGCTGGGTATCAGTCAGGTGCTCCATGGGTACAACGGGCACCTCTGCGAGACCGAGCTTTCGAGCAGCCAGCAGGCGTCCATGGCCCGCAATGACATTGTTGGATCCGTCAATCAGGATCGGTGCTCCCCAGCCGAATTCACGAATGCTCGCGGCGATCTGAGCCACCTGTGCGTCGGAATGCTGCTTGGCATTGCGCGCATACGGAATCAACGAGTCGACCGCGCGGTATTCGAGTTTGATGGGCTGCATGAGGACCTGAAATGAAAAACCCGCCTCGCAGCACCTGGGTGCATGGGGCGGGTTTGAAGGGCAGAAAACAAAACGCCCACCGAGATGAACTGGGCGGGCGTGATTTGAGTAATTAGCTGAATCGTATCGCATCGATATATATCGGTCAAGCACTTTCAGCGTGAATATCCGTAGTGAACTGCGAGCACCGCCAGCGCGCCGACCAGGATGCCTTTTGCCTCGTACTGATTGAGCGTTCGACCATTCCATCCCTCCAGAGCGGACCACTCTTTGACACTGCGACCCAAGCCGGCCACATGCCAGACAGCACACCCGCCTGGACTGCTGATCCCTCCCACCGCGTCGAGTGCCTCATGCATGCGTTTGCGCGCCCACACCACCCGCTCGGTCATGCTGTCCTTCCACTGCCCACCCGGAATGCGGGTCAGCGGCGGAGCGCCTGCCGGGTCCATCTGGGCAAAGACAAAGGTTCGGTTGAAGTCCTGACCCGCATCGTGCATTTGCGGAGTGATCGAGCCATTGCGCAGCAAGATGCCAAGGGAGTCGATGCAGCGGAAGTGCTCCGTGCGGTAGCTCGTGCCCTCTTCGGAAAGGCTGTTCCACTCAGCAAGCCGACCACCGGTCAAGCGAACGACGCTGCCGTGCTCCAGCGGTTGTGTGACCGGTTTTTTAGCCATGACGGGCACCTCCCGCAGAGCGCCCGTTGCCCTGCGCCAATGCCCAGACCAAGACAGCCAAGGCGTCAGCCTCGTTGTCATCGGCCACCAGGTAGCCGCGGGCGCGCATGGCCGAGACCATCTCCGACTTCCCCGCATTACCCTTGCCAGTGACATGCCGCTTGATCGTGCCCACGGGAACGCCCTGGTACGGGATTTTTTGGTGCTCACACCAGCTGGTCAGGGTTGCCAAAAAGCCACCGTAGGCATGAGCGGCATCGACTCCGAGGTGACGCCTCACCTCCTCGAAATAGATAGCGTCCAGCCCAGACACGCCGCTGCTCGGGGCCGTCGTAGCCAGAACCTCATCAAGCCAGCTGCGAAAGCGCAGGTAGCGCATGCCGCCACCTTCAAAGCGTTGGGGTTTAAAGCTGACAAAGCCGTGGGTAACCGAGTGATCCGGCAGGCTCAAAGCCCAGCCCATGGTGGTGCCCAGGTCGAGCGCCAAGATGGCGCAGGGTGTGGCGTTGTGTTGGTGATGCATCGGGGAAGTCCTCCAAAGGTGCGAACAAGCGCTCTTGCCAACTTGTTCATGCGACCTGGAGGAGCCCAGGCACCGCCGGGTCAGGGCTGGTGCGGCTCCCTCATGTCCGTTGCTGTTACGGCTGCGGGGAAGTCAAAGCGGCTCGAATGGCAACAGCCAGAACCAACTTCAATCTTTCATCTTTCAACGCCAAGTGCATGGGCCTTGGAGTAGTAGAGAGATATTTCAATATTTATTTATTTCAATCTAGTTCTCCTTCTCTGTGTCTCTGTCTGGGGGGCTTCGCGCGCGCGAGGCTCTAGGCCCCCACTTTTTATATGTGTATCTCTAGTGGGGGGTTTGAAAGATGAAATTACTGAAGCAAGCCCATCCGGGCGCCACCCCCACCTCATAGGACCTTGATCCACTGGGCCGGGCGACCCTTGCTTTGCAGGGCCATCATCTCGATCAGCCCAGCCTCAGCCAATGTGCGCAATACCCCGTCACGCTGGCGGTGATCCATGAACTGGGTGCGCCTGGTGAAGTCGCTCTTGGACATACCGGCCATGCCGGCATCCCGCAAGATTTGCATGGCCCGCTTGTGGTGGGACTCGACCTGGTTCTCGGACACTCGGGCTGACGCCTCACGGATGGTGAGCTCGGCACAGTGGCGCGAGAGCATGATCCCCCACTCGGCATCATGGTCCTCGATCTGCGGATCTACGGGGTCACGCGAGACTGCGCGAATGAGCGCCAACTTGGTAGCGTTTTCCTCAATCCGGGCCAGGATGGAGGAGTAACCGGTGCCTCGTGAGGTGCGAAGGCGCTCCACCAACTCCTGGTCAAGCTGGCGGAAGGTCGCTCTGGCTTGCGGGGTCATCGGGACGACGCGTGGATCCACCAGCACCTCATCGATGGCACCCGCATCCGTGAGATTGCCGTTGAGCTTGCCGCCTCCTTGGTGGATGAGGATCAGCCTGTCAATCAGGTCCTGGGGCGGGTCGATGACGCCAAACGCCTCGTTGCTGTCCGGGAAATCGTCCTCGCTTTCCATGATCAAGAAGCGAGCCAACGACCCGTCAGCGACATTGGAGGCTTGCAGGGCCTGCCAGAAGTGCAGCGGCGTCGTTGTGCCATAGATGCACGCACACGGCTGGTGAATGGCCCGATGGGCGTTGTTGTGCTGGGTGCTTGCGTACTCCACCCCGAAGTAGGTGGTGCCCGATGTGGTGTAAAGCTCGGTCATCAGGTCCAGGATTTCGCACACATAACGCGGCGAACGCTTGCGGTCGGCTGCTGCCGAGAGAAACATCCCAAACTCATCGAGCTGGAACAGGATCGCGGGCTGGCGCTGGATGGCAGTCAGTAGTCCAGAGCCGGATGCGATCTTGTTGCCGCCCAGGTATTGCAGCAGGTTGGCCTTGCGGAACAACTCGTTGATCACCACACGGCTGTGGTTTTTGCCGGCTCCGCTCTCGGCGATGCCAACCACATACAGGTTCGAACGGATGTTGCTCTCGGTGCGGTACTTGCGCCCCATGAGCGCCCCGATGGCACACAAACTCGCGCCAAGGGCAAGGACTGGCTGGGGGCGCTTGGCTGTGGCCGCCATCAAGGCCATCATGTCTGCGATCACACCGCCCACCTTCTCCCAACCGACCGGCATCGGCTTTGGTGGTGGCAGGGAGATTTCATGCGGCTCAATGGAAATGGGGTCAGCGGCCTGCAGCGCTTGCAAGAACTCGCGCGCTGGGTGGTGCCCGTTCATCACGATCTCACCATTGAGTTGCATGCCAGCCTCAGGCTGCCAGCCATTGTCCAGCGCCAGCTTGTAAATGGTTCCGGCGCCAATGCGCTGGGGAGCAAAGCTGCGCCAGCTGCGTGCAGTCGTCTTAGGGTCGTTTTTCTGTGACGCTTCGGACCAAACCTCAAAGAGCGGCCAGCCGTCATCGCCCAGCGCACCCTTGATAGCCATCCCGATCCGGACCCAACTGTCGTAATCCAAGTCGGCGTTGACGATGTGCCTGAGGGCATCTTCGACCGCCCCATAGGTGCCGCGCTGCTCAGGTAGGTTGGCGAACTCCATCGGCGCCCGCAGCCCTACGCCAAGTGTCTTTGGCCGCAGTTCGGCTGGAATCAGCCGGTATGCCTCCTTGGCGAACTCGCGGGCTTGGGCCTCCGTGATACCAGGCAAGTCATCGGGGCTGAGGTCCGCCAAGGTGCTGACTGGCCAGTCGTAGGGCTTGCCGGTATCCGGGTGGATGCCATAGGCAATGAACTGCTGACCCACCCCCAGCACCTCGATGGGCGGGTACTTGAAGCCGGAAAACGGGTGCACGGCCCGGTACACAAGAAGGCGCTTGGGTGCATGCCCGATGCGAACGGCAGGTGTGTCGCCCAGCATCCGCTTGGCAAGAGCCTCCATCTCCAGGGCGATGGTGGGTGAATCGAGAATGTCGATGTCAATGCCGATCACCCGGCCCGCAGCAATGCCGATGCCAGCTTCGGGCCAGTTGCCCCAGACGTCGACCTCGTTATCGGTGGTGTCACGCTCGCAGTGCCGGCTCCACTTTGGGTATTCGTGCCAGGCGCCGAGCTTGTACAGGCCCGGCTTCTTGGTGTTGGGTTGAATCGGCAGGATCGGAAAACCACGATCGACCAGGGTGGCGCCCAACTGCGCCATGTAATTCTTGTTTGTCATGGCGCTCCTCAAAAGGGTGGGTCATCGGCATAGGCCTGGCGAAGGAAGTCTTGAAACGCGGTGACGGCAACATCGATGAGCGTTGCCCACTCTTGCTCGGACCAGCTTGCAAGGTCTGTCTTGCCGATCTCCTCGACATAGGCGCCCGCGCTGATGCTCGCCGCTGCCAGCGCATTGGTTTCGTGTTTGTTTGGATCGATCATTCCCTTCAACCTTGCAGTAATGTTTTGGCAGCGCCGAGAGCACTGCTTGCTGTCCGGCGCTTCCTCACGGATGTAGCGAGGTGCGAATCCATAGCCGCGGGCATCCCTGCGGCAGATCACGCACATCATGGAAACCGGGCCCCGACGATCTCGGTGTAGCGTCCACTGGGGCGAACGGCAATCTCTGAAGGGCAGCGCAACTTGGCAGAACAGGCAATAGCCTCATCCACCCGCCGAGGCAGCGGCAAACCCTGGGCACGATTGGCCCACCAGGAGGCGGCCTTTTGGCGCGGATAGCCTTGGTGCTCGATGCAAATCCACTCGCTGTGGTGCGTGAGGCCACTCCAGTAGTCCACCCGCAGTGAAGGCGGCTTGCCAGGCTTATCGTGCCGGGCGTAAGAGACACTTGTGACGGGCACCCACTCCGACTTACCGGAGGTCAGTACATCCAGGTTGCTGGCCTTGGCTTCGATCTTGAGTTCTGGCGGTGGAAACACATGCCCGCAATCGGGACAGGTGCGCACCGAGGCATGAACGATGCTGTCGCACTTGGGGCAAGCCTTGGTGGGAGCGACGCCATCTTCGCCACCTTTCGGTCGTTTGGGTTTGACGGCATCAATGGGACCGTGCCGAGCAATGTTGCCGGCGAAGTCGAGCACCAAGCAGTCCGTCTTACCTGGAGCCAAGCGGCAGCCTCGCCCAACGATCTGCACATACAGTCCCGCCGACTTGGTTGGCCGCAGCATGGCCAAGAGGTCAACGCCAGGTGCATTGAAGCCAGTGGTAAGCACATTGGCATTGGTCAGACATTGAATCCTGCCGGCCTTAAAGTCATTGATGATGGCCTCGCGCTGGGCACCAGGCGTGTCCCCAACGATGGTCTCGCAGGTCACGCCGCGAGCACTGATCGCGTCACGGACATGGTGGGCATGGTCCACACCGGCGCAGAAGATGAGCCAGCTTTTACGGTCCTTGCCGTAAGAGAAGATTTCGTCCACCGCAGCCTGAGTGATCGAGTCCTTGTCGACCGCTGCCTCAAGGTCCTTGGCAATGAACTCCCCGCCGCGGGTGCCCACCCCGGTCAGATCAATCTGCGTGGCCATGCGCTTGGAGATCAGGGGTGAGAGGTAGCCTTGGTCGATCAACTCGCGCACCGATACCTCATAGGCAATGTCGGTGAAGATCGCGTCACCCCCTTCATGCAAAAGCCCAGAATCCAACCGGTAAGGTGTCGCGGTCAGTCCAATCACCTTCATCTGAGGATTGAGCCGGGCCAGGTCAGCCAGGAAGCGCCGGTACATGGTGTTGCTCGAGCGCGGAATCAAATGGGCCTCGTCAATGAGCACCAGATCGCACTGCTGAACGTCGTAGACGCGCTTGTGGATCGACTGGATACCGGCAAAGAGGATGCGTGCACGGATGTCACGCTGCTTGAGACCGGCCGAATAAATGCCTGCAGGCGCCTCCGGCCAGAGCTTCTTGAGCTCGGTGTAGTTCTGCTCAATCAACTCCCGCACATGGGTGACGATCAGGATGCGCTGATCCGGGTAAGCCTTGAGGACGCCCTCAACGAAGGTCGCCATCACCAGTGACTTGCCACCGGCGGTCGGGATCACTACCAGGGGGTTCCCCGTGGCCTCGTGAAAGTAGTTGTAGATACCTTGAATGGCACCGCTTTGATATGGACGAAGGGTCAGGCTCATACTCGTGCTCCTTAAAAGGTGTTCGCATACTTGTTCATACCGGTGTCGCGCCAGCGATTCCCACTGGCGAACTCGTACTCGACCCAGTCCTCGCCTGCGTCGACTTGCTGGCCGGGCACCAGCGATGGAATAAATAGGTGCATGGCGCAGGCAGCGCGCTGGTCAGCCTCCGTCAATCG